GATTGTAAAAAGAAATGCTTCTACATCATTACTAATGGCTGGTTTATCAGCAGGTGAGTTTACAGCACAAACCAATATGTTTGTAGGTATAATGAAACATATTAAAGTAAAAACTAAAGCAGGGCAAGAAATAGAACTAATAGATGCCTATGAAAAACAAGCTGATGGTATAGTAAGATTAAGAAAAGATGTAGAGTTTACCTTAGAAGATGAACAAATACTTCGTAATAAAATAAATGCAATGAATAAAGAGTTGCATGGTGTATATAATAGATTAGATGAAATAGAAGCTAAGAAAGATTGGGTTGGGAGACTTTTAATGCAATTCCGTAACTTCTTAGTACCTAACATGGAAAGGAGATTCCAAGGATTACATGTAAACTTTGAAATGAATGATGTAGTAGAAGGGTATTATAAAACCTTGTACAGAAAAGTAGTTGACGAGCATAAGGGCAAATTCTGGGAGCTAATGAATGACAAAGACTTAACAGAGAATGAACGTAATAACCTTAAAAAAGCAATAGCTGAATTAAGTACTTACGCTGCATTATTAGCCATGTCTTTACTACTTGGAAGTATGGGAGATGATGATGAAGAATTAAAAGATAATTACATGTATAGTGTAGCTATGTACGAAATACTACGTTTAAAATCAGAGATTGGATTCTTTATTCCTGGTGTAAATATACAACAAGGAGATTTATTAAGAATTATAAAATCTCCTTCATCTATTAATACATTATTAGAAAGAACAGCTAGATTTTCAAGTCAATTATTTAACCCTTTTGAAGAGTATCAAAGAAAATCAGGGCCTTGGGAAAAAGGAGATTCTAAACTAAAAGCTAAATTTTTAAAACTATTTTTTGGATACAGTGGTTCTAACATGGATCCCTCAATTGCCTTAGAAAACTTTAAAAGCTTAACTAACTAATTCGTGAAAATTTTTTGATAAGAAGGGCTACTTTAATCAGTAGCCCTTCTCTTTAATATCTCTAATCTAATTTTTCTCTAAACCATTGTATTACATCATACCCAACCATAGGTTTATCAGTAAGTGTACTAAAATCTTCATTAAACTTTTTTTCTAAAGATTCCCAATCTATTTCTTCTTTTAACCAATAACAACTTGTAAATTCATCTATTCCTATTTCTTCTCCTGCAAAAGGTATAGCTAGCCATTCTTTAGTTCTATACTTACAGAAGTATGCTACAAGCTTTTGTTCTTGCTCATTAGCAGTAGCTCTAAAAAAATGCATTACACCTTCTTGAGGTTTTTCTTTACTAATGTCTGTCCATTTCATATTGCTGATATTGATATATTGTTAATATTTCTGATATAGACTTTAATTTATATATATCCTTAATAGGTCTTTTTGGTATATAACATTTAATTTCAGATATATCAGGAAAACCTACTCTAGCTAATTTATTTCCCATTGGAACCAGTTTCCATTTCATTTCCTAACTTTTATATCATTACCTTTCTGAACAAGTACAACTATTTCATCTTCTACCATAAGAACTAAAGATTGTTTAGCAAAGTCATGTTCATTAATAGTTTGTAATATTGTACTTGTATACTTAGGATTATTTACAAACTTTTTAAATAAAGCTTCTTTATCTTTCATTAGTGTACGATTATATCATTATCATTATCTACTACCATAACATCAGCAGTTTCCGAATTATGCCCAAACTTTTCAATTAATGCATAAAGATACCCATCAACAGGCTCTTTAGATTTAGGTATATTTACGCTATAAATGTGTAACTTACCCTTCTCATAATCAAATATTATAAGCTTTTTCATTAGTTTACAATTATAACTCGTTCATTATTACTTAAAACTACAATATACACCCCGTCATTTAATTTCTGAACAGGCTTACCTACTATATCAGTTAAAGCTACTATTTCAGGTACATCTATACAAGGTGCGCCTAAAGTGTCTACAAACACTCTATCAGTTAAATTTCTAGCATTATAATGCTTAGGTTCTCCATTACAACAAATCCTACAGCTCTGTAGACTTATTGTTAGTATTATCAGTATTATTAATTTCTTCATCTTTTAATTTTTGTATGTGTTTAACTTCATCTTCATCAAACCATTCTGGATATGTAAGTACTAATCTTTTGTATTCTGTAAAAGATACACCTACTCCATAAGTACTTCTAATTGCAGCAGATTTTACTTCAAAGGGAGCATCAAAAAAACTTTTATCAAGATTTTGCTTACTCATCTATTTCTATTTTATAAGTTTCTCTAGGTTCATTACATACATTAGCGCATATAATGTTAGCTACCTTATTGTGGAAATGCAAATCATTTTTAACGTATAATTTACTTTCTTCTTCTATTATTGTCCAGATACAAGAATTAGGGTAGCCTAATAATACCTTAGCTTCAGGCCAAGTAGAAGGTACATATAATTGTCTAAGCCCTACCTCTGACTCATTAAGAATCAGAGGATTAAACTTTTCTTTAAATTCTTTAAAATCCATTACAACTCTAATTTGTTTCTTATATCAAAGGTACAATTTTTTAACAACTTTACCTGATTTGAAGAAAAATGTTTTACTTCTCCAGTATGTTTTACTACTCCTACAAATACACTATTTTCTAATGGGCCATAATCTATAAATAGTATTAACCATACATCACCTAAGTGTGTTTCTGCTTCTAATGGTTGTCTAAGTTCTAATATCATTCTTATATTTATTTATTATTGCTTCCTTTAATTCTTTTACTTCATACTCAAATAACTCTGTTTCTATGGCTTCTTCATCCATAAATTCTACCTCATAAGTATCATTATCACTATGAGTAAGTACAAAGTTATATTCTGTATCTGCTATTTCTGCAAAACCTGAAAAATAAAGTTCTTTATTAAATGGTTCTGCTTCTAGTTCTATTTTAAAATATTGCATAAGTTCCCCATATTAATGTTAACATAAATACTATATACCCATAAAATATATAAGATATATCTTTGTCTTCTTTTTGGAAAGTAAGAAGTGTTTTAAGCCCTTCTTTAATTCCTAACATTCCTATTGCCATACCTATAAAAAGAAAGGCAAAAAAGAAAATCATAATTGTATGCCCAACGGCACTTTCTAAGCTATAATTCATTTCCTTTTTAATATATTAACAGGTTCTTTACCTTTTTCTATTAACTTCTTATCTACAGCAATGGCTGCTTCTCTTTCACTAAGAAAGTAGTTAGCCCATTTTAGTCTTGTAATATAAGCTCTGTAAACTATTTCACCTCTAAACTTTATACCATACACATACTTATAAGGAGAAACATTTTTTAAATACTCTACTTTCTTTTCTCTACAAGCTTGTTCGTATGTAGTCTTATGCTCTTTAAAGAAATCTATTACATCTTGTTTCATTATTTTACAATTTCAACTTTATTATACGTTTCTATCCAAACTTTTGCACCACAGCTTAAAGGTTTATCTGGTGAATAAATAATTCTAGCAGCTACCTCACCATTTTTATCATATACTAATACATTATTACCATACTCATTGTTTTTATAAGTTTTACAAGTAATAACAGGAAGTTCTAACCCCTTAGTGTTAGCTTTTATATTATGCTGATTTACATGAATTATTGTTTTCATTACCAAATAATTTCTTCGTTATTATTCTGTTTAAGTATCTTGTTTATTTCAACAAAGTGGTTACACTCCCATACATTCTGCATAAAAGTAGCACTACTTGGGTGCTTTGCTTTAAGTATGTAATTAAACTTAGGATTAATATACTTTTCATATTGTTGAGCTTTACTCCCCCACAAACAATATATTATACCTGTATTATACTCACTAAGAGCTTTAAGTACTTCTTTAGTAAAGGGTTTCCATAAAGCTAAATGACTTTCAGGATTACCTTCTTCTACTGTAAGAGCTGTATTTAAAAGTAATACACCCTGCTTTGCCCAATGTTCTAAATTAGGTTCTTTATGCAGCATAAGACCTTTATAACAAGTTCTTTCTACAGCTTCATAAATCTGAACTAAACTAGGCTGCATTCTTTTACCTAACAAAGCATAACTACAACTAAATGCTAATCCATCAGCACAATCTTTAGTATTATAAGGTTCATTCCCTAATATAACTACTTTTACATCGCCAAAAGCAGTTAGTTGAAATGCCTTAAAAACTTTATCAGAAGAAGGATAAATAGCAGCCCCCTTACGAGAAGCTGCTATTTTATTACCTAAATTATTAAACTCATCACTACTAACATAATGTTTTAATCTATTGTACCAACTCTGCGTAAAGACTTTCTCCAACCATGCTTTTTCCATCTTCTATCTCTATATAATCTTTTATAAATTTATGTAACTCTGTATGCTTCTTAATGTAATTTATTGGTGAAGAATCTTTCAATGCAAATGTACCATAATTATAGAACTCCCACAAAGAGTCTTTTGCACCATAATCAAATGTTGGTGTAATAATCTCATTACGTACTGTTGCTACTTGATTTGGTAGAAGGATTTCTTTCTCTATATATAACCTTCCTAACAACTCAGCTTTTGTGCGTAGATCTAAAGTTACTTGTTTAAACAAATCTCTATCTTGTTTTAGTTGCTCAAACTCTTCTTGTACAGAATTAATAGCTTCACTAATCTTCAAGGTAAGCTCTGTTTGTACAGTACCCATATGTTTCCTTTTGTAAGAAGTCAATGTACCTGAAATAGCACCATTACTACATACAAATACTCTAGCACCTGCTGCATAACCTACAGTCATAGATTTATCATAACTATTAGTAAAAGCTAGCATAATCTCCATTTCTGAATCTAAACTTTGTATACCATACTTAGCTATAATCCTTTGACCATTGCTAGATGTATTATACTGACGTGTAGTCACATACAAGTTATTCTTATCTAATTCTTCCAAGGTAGTTTCTATAAGTTGTTTATGGCTTACAGGTACATACTTACCTTCTTTTGCTGGTAGTGGAATACTAATCAGCTCTAATTCTTGTTTATTGAAATTATTCATTTTCAAAGTTTTTGTTTAATTCTATTTTTGTTTTCTTATACCTTACCTTTTCTAACTTATATACTTCATTTTCAGTAGGAACAGAAAATAATTCCTGGTCACCCAACTCAACTCTACTTAATGTTTTAGTAGATGTACTTCTAAAATACAATTCTTCAGTCCAATTACTTAGGTTATATTCTATAATTTCTTTAAGAGGTTCTAGCTTATTAAGAACAGGAAATAATAGATTACAGAAATCTATTCTATGATTCTCTTCTTTAACTATATATAATCCTCTCAAAGGGTCTTCATAACCTAATTCATAACAACGAAGTACTTGCATTTTATAAGTATTACTGAATTGGCTATACTTACCTTCTTTAAACAACTTATATTCTTCTTTGTAGTTTTCAGGAACAGAAAAACAATACAGTATATCATCTCCTGCATGAATATCTTTAACAAAGTTTCTTCTTTCCATAAGCCCTGCTTCAAGTTGTAAGAACTCTTTCTTAGGACTATACTTATAATGCAAGAAGAAATGGTTGTCTAATTCAGGATGTACATCTACTCCAATATAAGTATTCTTAAATAGTTGACCACCAACACCTAAACCAGATGCTTTAAGATGAAGTATTGGAAGTAAGAATAAGCAAGAATGATTATACGGAAATGCCTTCATATATAGCTTTCATTTCTTTGTATATTGCTAAATCTTCATCAGTAAGACTATCTTCTGTAATCTTTACTACTCTATAGTTGTTGTAAAAAGCACTGATGTACTCTTTACCAGATTCACTAACTCCTTTTTCCTTAAATACTTTTAATCGCCATTTTCTAAGTTCAAAGTACTGTACACTAACTCCTGTATTTTTATGATAAATAGCAGGATATGTACAGTTTCTATAGGCTACAGCAATTAAATCTCCTGGTTTTAATTTATTTATTATGTTGCTCATACAATTTAGTTTCTACAATACTACCTTCCAAAGGATAGTACCAATTATTAGTATCTTCTCTCATTTTAGCTTCATAAGCTAAATCTTCTACTCTTTGTTTTGCCACTACAAAATCTTCTTTACTTACTTTCCATAACATAGGGTATTCAGGGTAAGAAGCATTTACTACAAGGAATTGAAAGTAGTCCATTGTATTAGTATTATAATGGTCTTCTTCTATACCTATGCCTGTACCAAATAAAGCAGCTTGTATATCATAGTTAAACATCTTTATGTTATTCTGAAAGTCCATAAGATTATTTGTAACCATCTTTAAATCAGTTACAATAGTTTTATCTTCTGTACTTACAAAGTCAGGGCAGAACTTACAACCACCAAGATATTCAGAATAGTACATCTTTTGTTTATCATGTAATAATATGGGAGAAGTCATAGGATTATCTTTTAAGCATTGTAACACATACTGAGCTTTTTGATACTCCTGTGGTGTTACTATATCTTTTTCAAGGCTTTCTACCATTATCTCATAATACTCCCTACCTTCTGTTTCAAACCTTTCTCTAATTTTAGCTAATGTAGCACCTTTTATACCTTCTTTCCTATAAGCATACTCCTCTGCTGTTTCTTCTCCAAGAACTGAAGGATTAGTATATGCTTCAACAAGATATTCCACATAATTCTTCATTTGTGGTTTAGGTATAGTAAAAGGACGCATTATAAATAAATCTTCAAAAGATTCAGGAGCACTAACAAGAGTATCCATAAGATTACCCATAATCATAGCTCTTGTCTTAGGTAAAGCAATATGTTCTTTATCTACATACTTCTTCTTGTACAACATTCTGTCTTTAGCAAAGAGAGAAAGCCTGGAATAACTCCAGGCATCCATCTCTCTAAACTCTTTTTGTTCTAACTCTCTAATCATTATACTTCTAAGTATTTAGCAGACATTTCATTATCTATAATCCCAAGAACTACATACTTACAGCAACGGAGCTTCTTATTAGAGTAGTTCAAAGGTACTGATACCACGTCAGAAGGATTAACTTTAACCATTACTAAAACATTGCCACTATAGTTTTTAGCATAATCCCAATTACTACAATGAAGCCCGTGTGAGCACGTAATAGTTCTATCATTATTAACTTCTTTTCTAGGCATAGATACAGTTTGTCCTACACTATTATCAAAAGTACCTGTCCTATTATCAACAAGTTTGTAAGATTCTTGTGGATTATTTACCCATGCTTTGAACCTTTCTTTTACTTCACCCCCAACAAAATGTCCTTTGTTATTACGACAGTTGCCTAATTTATCTATATAAAGACCTACAAATTCTTCTGGAGCTTCAGCATCATAGTCTACTTTATCTACTTTCTTATAAGCTACAAAACAGCCATCATCTGTAATAGGAAGACCATTATGCTCCAAGAATAAATAAAGCTCTTCAATAGCTCTAAATTCAGGATTTAGTTGACAATTCTCCCAGAACTTAATTAAAGCATCTATGGGTAACTCATCATCTAAGAAAGACATAATACGCTTTTGTAGTACTTCAGGTAAAGGTCTTTCTATTCCTTTAACAAATAGTTTACCTAAATCTTCTACATACTCTATACGTCCATCTACTTTATGTGCTACACGCTTATATGGAGTTAAGGCAATCCATAATTCTTCTAAATTCTCTGCACTTTCATTCTTTTGACATTCAGTCAATAATCTTATAATATAATTCCTATGGTCTTTAGATTTAATCTTTATTAACCTGGGAGCACCATTAATGTTAATGGTAATTGTTTGTTCACTTGCAATGTAACTAATCATTGATTTCTTCTAGTTTTAGTTGATTTATAGCTACTTCTTCTTTTAACTTACCTTTTTCCCGTAAATAATCTTTTACTAAAGGCAGTGATTCTGCTGTTAACTCTACATACTTAAATAACTCTGCACCTTTCATAAAGTTGTTATAATGATGAACAAGATTAATATCTCTATTATACCAACCATTCTTAAGTCCTATGTCTTTAAGTTCGTCTAATAAGTCAGAATCATTTAATCTTGCAGTAGGAACATTCTCTAACTTAGTCATTATATTAGTATAATAAGGGCTTATTACTTTCATATAACCATTATGTTTAACCCATTGACTTCTTATACCATTCTTATTAATAAACTCTCTTAAAACAGCTTTGGTGACTAATTCTCTTAATACTGGATGATCTTTCATAACATCTTTAATGTGTATTGCTCTTCTTTGTGTAAAATGTTTTGTGTTAGGAACTGAAATAATATAACCTTTGTATTGCTTATCTAACAAAACTCTACATAACTTAAGAAAAGCATCTAATCTTGGTTTATCTTCCTGGTTACCAACAAATACATAATCCTTAAAGTCTTTTTCAGTAAGTTTAACATCAGCTCTAGTCCATATTAATTCCTCCTCTGCCCAACGTGGATAATTAGCTTCTACAGCAGGATATACACCATTTAATCTTACATTAGCTACTTTACCTAACTTCCTTTGTTCTTTACGATAAACAAGAAACTCATCTCTCTTTTCACTTAGCTTAGGAAGAGCATCTACTTCTTTCATTACATCTTCACAGAAATATACAAGGTCAGCTACTAAATCTGCTTTAGGAGTTAGCGCAGGTATATCTACCTTTATAGCTCTTGCATTTAACCCTAACCATTCTTGCATTTCTTTATCCCATACACCATCTTCTTGGTATAATGTATAAAGATTAGGTTCATAATGATGGTTGTAAAAGTTTGTAGAAGAAGTATAAGCTCTCTTAGAAGTTGTATTCCAATAACTACTAGTTACCTTATTAACTATCTGTGCATAATACCCTTCCTCTATCAGCATAAAAGGTCTGTAGTTATTAAATACTACATCTTCAAAGTCTTTCCACACAAAGATTTTACCATTATCATACTTATTAATCTGTACTTTAGGCTTAATCTGCTTTTCCAAAAGATTATTAAATTCCCTGAAAGTTGTACAATTCTTAACAGATTCTATGTAGCCTTCTTTTAACTTTTCTTTTACTTTGGCAAATTTAGATTTTAACAACTCTATTGTTTTACCTGTATAGTCTAAATCTTCCCTTGACAAAGTAACTTTTACTTCTCCTATGTTACATTTAACTACAACACCGTCTAAATTACGTAAATTACTAAATTCTTCTAACTGAGGATTACGTAAATCTACTTTATATAATATTTTACCATTCAGCAAACGTAATTCTTCACTTCTGTTAGTAAGAATAAAATCATCATCTTCGTATGTAACTTCTTTCTTTAAATCAACAGATAGATTCTTAGTTTCTATATTACAGAATAATAACTGATTAGTAATGGCTTGTTCAAATAAATACTTATCTCTTTGTTTTACAGGTATAATAATTTCAGTACCATTTCCCCTTTCAGTTGGTTGCTGAAACATAAGAGTAATACTACCTAAATCATCTTCATCTATATAACAATTATACTGATACTCTGTACCATCATAATATGTTTTTACATAGTAACTATCTGTGTAACTAAACGCTGATTTGCTACCTATTCCGAATCCACCTATTGAATTATTATCAGCTCTTTTAGTAGAACTAAGGTACTTACCAAATATATTGGTTACTCTATCAGGACTTAGACCTATACCAAAATCACGTACAATTAGCTGAGTATCAATACCCATAAGTTCTGAAGCATCAACCCATTCTATTTCTACAGGTTTATCTACTCCATACTCTGTATGTGCATCAATGGCATTACTTACATATTCTCTAATGATGGTGTACTCTTTATTCTGATACAGATTATCTCGTAACATCTTAAATAAAAGTCCAAAATTCTCTGTATCTATACTATACTTAATACTACTGCCTAATTCTTCTGATTTAATTACGTCTTTACTTTCTTTATCTATTATCATTTTTCAACGCTTTATTTACTTCTTCCAACTCGTGTAATTGTAATTTACTTATTGATTGTGCAATACCTTCTAACTGTTCCAATATTTCTTGTGTTTTGTTATTATCCTCCTCATACAAATCTTTCATAAAAAATTGTAACTCTTTTTCTATTGCAGTTCTTGCTGGATTTACTTTACTGCTAATCCTTTTAGCTATCAAAGGTTTTACCATCAAATCATCATAGCAATACAAAAGAGCATTACTAAGAAACATACATTTCACAAGTTTTTCTGTATCACTTAAGACTGTCTCCAAACTCATATTTTATAACTGTAGAAACGTAAGTATGGTATATATAAGCTCTACGCTTATAAGCATCTAAATCACTAGCCCATACTGTAATATCTTTTACTTCTTCAAAATCACAATCAGGCTTTAACTCATTCATTCTACCTTTTAAATAGTCTGCCACATCTCTATAAGGAGCTGTAGCTAACATATCTAGCACCTCATATCCATATTCTAAGACTGCAAGGTCTTTAAGCTCCTGTTTTATCTCTATCATCTAATCAAATCTTTTTTGTACCATTTTCCTAAAATTGTGCCGTTGTAACTATCCACTCTAAGACAATCATTCTTTACTTGTGCTTCTAATTCACAATAACTCAAATGTTTCTTATTGTGGCAAAACATAAGAATTTCTCTTTTAAATTTATCTTTTCCTTCCTCCATTATATCACTAAGCAAAGGGATACATGAACCCCAATAACTTTCCCAACCTGAAGATTTAGTAACAACTTTAAAAGTCTTTCTAGTTCCAGTAAGTTTCTTTTCTTTTGCATTTATCTTAGTTCTTCTTTTAAAGACTAGCACCTTTTTACCCCAATACTTTTTGTTGCTAGGCACATGTGTTATGCAATACACAAAGCCAATTGCCCATTCTGGAATATCTTCTGGTGTAAGTTCTTTACCCTTATACTGCCAACCCATTAAATAAGTGTATTTAATTGTTGTACATACTTAACAAACTGCTTCCATACATATTGTTCTAAATCCTCATATTCTCCACCTGCTTGGCATTTATCACCATTAGGAAAATGTGTTTCATAAAACTCTCTATTATCTTCTTCTGAAAACCAAAGTCTATGCTGATTTACATCTATAACATGCATATGCCCATTAGTACTATATCCAAATTCTACTGAAAAATCTAACTTAAACTGCGTGTCATATATTCTTTCATTAAGATTCTGTACTATTTCTAAATAATTTTCCATATTACTGTATATTAGATTCTGGGTAGGCTGATAGTATAGATTCTTTATTTACATCTACTTCTACATCATTGTAATAGTTAGTATCATTACAAATATAATATCTAAATGATTTAATATCTACACCATCTTCTAATAATGTAGCATTTTCAGCAGCAGCTTTAAGAGCAGCTTTTACATGTAGTTTAGCAAATTCAATCATTTCTTGTGAGTCAGCATATCTAAAATTTTTATTTTCTAAAAACTCTTTAGCTGTTGGTATTTTATTTTCTTCCATTTATTAAGTTATTTATCATTTCAAATCCTTCTTCTTTGTATTTCTTTACTAAATCTGAAGGGTCTTTAGGTTCGCCTGTTTCATTGTGTATATAATCTATTTCATATTCCTCTGACTGTCTTTTGGCAAACTTAATTCCCTCTTCATCATTATTCAAGTAAAGCAATACCTTAGTAAACCTTTGTTTCAGTTCTGTAATTACTTCATCTTTTATGTATGTATTCTCTGAAGGTGGAGCAATACTTACATATCCTAACTTACTTAATATTATTCTATCTTTCCTAGAGCTTGTTATTATCAGCAAATCACCCTTTTCAGGCAGTTTATTATACCCATCAATACAACTGCTATTCCAATTCATACGCCACTTATTGTACTTAGTAGCCTTTGGTATATATATCTTCTTTTTATCATCAAAATAATAACAGTAAGCTACGTTATTATACTTAGGAAGATAGTTGTAATATATGTACCCATCAATCAGACATTGTTGTATTGGCAGAGTATCTTCTAACTCATCTATTGTAATTAAATATTGACTCCAAAAATCTATATCCTGTTGATTAAACTCACGAGTAGTTACTTCAATAGAAACAGGTAATTTAGGAGCAGGAGAAATCCTTGTTCCAGTAATGATAGGTTCCTTTATCATTCTTAAAGGTGGTTCTCCTGCTAATCCTAAATTAAAATCAACATTAATTTGGGCTAAGGCTTGATAATAATTTAATCCTAATAGTTTCATTACAAAGTTTACACAATCCATTTGTGGACCATCTCCAAAATCCTTACATCTCAATCCACTTTGTGTATTTGTAATAACAAAACTAGGGTCTGTATCTCTTCTCCAAGGACTTCTATACTTTCTATCTAATACAAATCTACCAAAGTAATTCAAGAATATATCATATTCTGTTACTCTGCTAAATACATTCTCTCTTGTTAGTTCTTCCTTGAATATGAACATTCTTTAAAATAAAAAAAGGGGTACAGATTTCTCCATACCCCTGATTTGGGTTAAGTTAATTAAAATGGTGATACAGTATCTACAGGAGTAGCTGTTTCTTCTCCTTCTTTCTTAGGTTTGTAGTTATCAAACACTTGTTGTAGTTCTACAAGTTGTGCTTGCTCTTTTGGAGTCCAAGAAAGTTCTTCAGCAGACTGTGCTGCAAAACCACCAAAAGGTAGGTTTGGGTATACAGTACCTTTATCTGTGTTTAGTTTACCTGTAACACGAAGGTATGCTGAAGTATTTACAAGACCATTAAGAGTAGCTACAAGTTGGTCATAAGTCATTTGTGTTTCAAAAGGCTTACGAAGGAATTGGCTTAGTAAGTGTTTAATACGAGGTAAAGCATTCTGTGTAATAAAGAATGACTCACGAAGATTACCACTTGCTGAAGTAAATGTAACATTTGCTACATCTTTAGCATTATCACCTTCACCTACTGTCTTAATCTCTACTTTTTCTACTGTAAACTTGTCAATAGTACCTGGACGTACTAAAGTTGAACCTTGTGAAGCTGTTGCTTCTGTTGCTGTACTGAAATCTAAAACTTTGCTCATTTGTTATTTGTTTTTAATTGTTTTGTTATATTTAAAAAATTCTATTCTTGTGTAAGTACTATTTTTTATTATTGTTAATAATGATATTGGTTCTTCTTTTGAAACTATATCTAATTCTAATAGATTAAAGTTAAACTTATAAGCTGTTAAAACTATTGATATAATACAAAATTGCCATCTACTAGTACCAAATCTTAGTGTTAATCCCATTATTCATTGTAGTATTTATAGATTGTTTCTTTTACATATCCTAAATCATTAGGAATGTATTTATCTGCAAACATACCTACAGGTGATTTACAGGTGCTTTCTCCATCTGTTTGAGTCATAAACTGATACTTCATTTTACCTGTCTTAAAATCTTCTAAAATAGGTCGTGCATAAAGTATTGTAGTAAATAAGCCATCAAGGTAAATAGAATTGTCGATTAGTTTACCAGAAGTTTTAATCTTTAATTTACCGTCTTCACCCTTCTCTTGGTGAAACAGGCAAAATACATCTACATTTTCAGGCAACTTACGTAGTTTATCTACTATCTTCCACATTTTTTGTGCTACTTCCGTAAATTTCTCGTAACCTTTGTCTTTAGCTTTAGCCATCATATCAAAAGCCATAAGATAATTTCCGTCATCTATCACATAGTTTACTATATCTTTACGATTTGTAGAGCAGTAATCAACTAACTTAAGAATTTCATCCATATTATCACCTTGATAATAATTGCCTCCTTCAGATATTTTCTTATCTTTTGGATACATTTTGTTAGCTCCTCTTGCAGGAATAGGTTTTGCTGATACATTAATGTAAAGTGTTTCAGCAGGATTTAATCCTATTATTCCTATATCTGCGTTAGGAAAAATACTTGTTGACTTACCATCACCTGATGACCCCACAATTCCGATTAAATTTGCCATTATTGAATAAAGTTTACAAAGTTAATTAATTTACCTTTAAGAAATTGAATCTCTTCATCTGTCCAAATAGATGTTTCTACTAACTGATTTTGACCTTTCTCACCTTTCATCCAATACTTAAGTTTAATACTTAATGTAGTGTTAAGTACATCTACTGCTTGTAATAGATTTTCAGGTGTTTTTACGTTAGTAAACTTATCCAAACTTGGATCAAATTTTACTTGAGGTTTTTCATTTACTTGAGGAATCTCCTGTTCTGTTTGTTGTTCTACTTGTGTTTCTTCCATTTTTAATTGTTATTTATTTGTTAATGATTTTTTCCATTCTTTAAACTTAGTATAATTTACTTCTTTTGGAGAAGGTAATTCAAAGAAATTACAACAATCACCTACAAATCCTAAATCTAAATTAGTAGAACCTCTACCATTCCTATTTAAGATTATAGAAAGCTCTCTGTAATTATCTCTCATTACATCTATGTTATATCCAGCATATTCAGCTAAATTGTACCTTACAGGCGAGAATAGGCCAATTAGCAAATTACAATCTCTGACCGTAGTCTTACAGTCTGCCAAACCATCTTGTGAAGGCCTTAGCTTTTCTACAATAGAGTCACCTTTAAAAGTAAACTGCTGTTGTTCTTGTGAACCTACTTGTTGCTGTATATTTACTACTGTGTAACCAAAATTATCTCTCATCTTTAACCCATAATTACTACTATAATCCTGCATAGCATCTCTTAGTGTACCACCATTCTCTGTACCTAACAAACTTAAGTGGTCAGTAATTACTATTACATATTCATCAGAATTATTAGGTTTATAGGAATCGTATATACTATTTGTAGGATCAACTTTTGAACCTTTGAAATAAAAAGTACCATTTGCTTTTGCATATTCTCTTACATGTTTATAAATCCCTGTAGGATTTTTGATGTGTCCAATAACTTCAACTGTACTCTCAAATAAATCAAAATATTCTTTCTCTGCTTCTATCTTTTGTATTACATCTTCATTTATGGTGTAATCTTTAAAGTAAGAATATAAGTTTTCAGGACTTATTGTAATATTATATACTTCATTAAGTCTTTTAGAAATAACTTGTAGAAATAACTCCTCTTTACTAATCTCCAAAGAAAAGTAGAATATCTTAAGTTTAATATATGGATTCTGTAATTTATACTTAAGTGGTTGATACATAAATAAAAAGTTGGCTATCATTGATTTACCTACCTTTGATGAAGCAGTAACTATAACCATTCTTTTCTTCTGTATTCCTGGAATTACGCTATTCAGTTTAGGTAAATCTAACCAAGGTATACCTAGCAGTTTACCTGAGTCTTTAATCTCCTTATTCTTCTTTATTATATCTACTACTTCTTTAAACATTATAGTCTGTCTTCTTCTACTTTATTAACAATAATATCATCTAAATACTTCTCATAAGTCCTCTGATTAAGCCAAGTCTTTACATCTTGCATAAAAGATAAACTGTTACCAGCTCTTCTATAATCTAACTCTCTATCTAAAGCAGCTATTACTATGTCTTTATCAGCAGGTAGCTTTTCAAACTTCTTTCTGCATTCTTCAGCTTCTTTAGTATCTAGTCCTTTAGCTTTAAGTATTCTATAACCTGGCCCTCTTCCATTAGGTACTTTAATAGGATATTTAGTCCAGAATAAAGCAAACTTATCTCCTTTATCAAAGAATAGGTCTAAAGCTTTTTCTCGTAAGATTATACCTTCAGAAAGTACCTTTATATACCCTTTTTCTTCTAATCTTGAAGAAGACCAATCTAATACATATCCTTCTGTATCTTGATTGTTTGCTCGTAAAAAGAGATAAGAATAGTCATCAGGACTTATTCCTAAGTCTCTTACTTTAAACAATATGTCCATTAAAACAAATCTTTTTTCTTCTTAAATAAATCTTTGAAATAAAATCTACCTATATTATAACCAACGTATATACCAGGAACTTTATCATACCTCTTTAGGTATTCAACATAAATACCTTTACTATCCTTACCTATTTTGTATATCCAGTAATTCCATTCTTTATACAGTAAATATACAAAAACTACTCCTACAATCCAAATCATACTATCAATTTATCTAGTTCTTCTAACATTTCTTTTGACTTCTTTTCAAGGGGTTTATTAGTAAGAAATAAGTTTTCATAAGATTCCCAACAATGCTCTGCAAGACAATGGCTTTTACCTATAAGTGACATTACTTCATTATTGTTAGATACATTCTTAGGTACTTTTGCACTTCTTTTAAAGCACATTGAATCCATTACACCTCTTTTAACTAATAAAGCTCTGAACAACCATACATATTGTTGCCTTATTTGTACTATTTCTCTCTTTCTTGAAGGATTTCGTAAAGCAGCTATGGAAATATTATTCTTTTCAGAAACAAACTTAAGTATAGTAGAAGCAGAAATAAGTCCTGTCTTTGTACCATACCTAAATCCCTTTTGATATACATCTTCTAACCCCGCATATAATTCATACTTCATAATCTACTATAAATTAATCTTAAATCTTCTTCATCTTCTTCTACTGTAGGTTCTAACACCTGTTGTAGTTGTTCTTTTGTAACTTCCTTATCAAATACTTCTTTGAAATACAAAACCAGAGACTCCACATTATTAGTAATCTCTGGTTTACGTAAGCTTGCTAAACTATGTAATGCTAAGATTTCTTCTTTTTGCATTTTAAAATTTTTATACAAAGTTTTAATTCCTCTAACTGAGCCTTTTCATAAGTGTTATATATTTTTATACACGCAGCACAAACTTCTCCATCATAAATACAATAAACTATTTCATTGTTTTCATTTGTTCTAGGCTCTATAACAGAATAAATTCCTTGTTTTCTAAACCAAACAAATGCACTTTGCCAAAGAGGTGCAGCAGTAAAAGGATTATCTAAATAGAATTTCAACAACGTAGGATTCTTTGCAGCATGAAAATTTGCAGGATTGTTCAAATCACTATTATAAATCCACTCTTTAGTATCTTCTATATAAGGAAGATTATCTGCATACTCGCTTTTAGGATAGTCAAAAGGATTTCTTAGTCTTCCTTCATTATCATAGGTAGTAAAACAAGGTTCATCAAACCCCAATTCCTTTAAAGCTACTGCTAATTTATAAGGCACAAAATTATTCTCCATTAACTACAGGTTTAGGTGTACATATATGACCATCACTCCATTTAATACCTGGAGGAGGAGTTGTTTGTGGTGAAGTATACTTAGTACCACAACCACTACATATAAATTCGTTCATATTATTAGTTTTTAAAATTCATATTCAGGTTTCCACGTATAAGAATGTAACTTATAATCTCTACCAAACTTACTTGGCATATCCTTACTTATAAATACAGGCTCTTTCAATTCTTCAGGAGGATAAGTAGATATACCTTTTTCACCTACTACATTAATTCGTAGAGTAGTATTGTTTTTAATAGCATCTTCTACATCATAACTACGAATATCTATACAACCTCTAAATATCTTTTTTACTGTTAATGTTTTCATATTATTCAGATAACCATTTAAATAATTCTTTGTGTGTATCAAATTCGTATACTTTAATTTTTGAGTTAACTAAAGAAGTTATTAGTTCAGAAAGAGATTCAGTAGTATTTACATTGTAGCCATTACCCTCTGTAACCCCAGGTGTACATAAAACTATATAATTTCCTGACTCATATTCACTTCTGGTTATAAATCCTCTATCTCCAACAGAATCACGAACTCCATAATATTTACTTGGAGAAACTTTTGAAGCTTCTATTGTTTTTAGTTTAGTTTTTACTGTTATTACTTCTTTCATATCCATTTTATTTTATGCTTAGGTATTTGTGCAAGGGCTGACTCAATCCAAACTGAATCTTGAGTATCTTTAGCTACTGTAATGTAAATCTGAGCTTTCTTATCTCCTTCAAGATTACAAGTCCTAAGTATTTTCTGTACTTGTAATTCCTCATTAGATTGTATTTGGTGTACAACTGCATGCTTTAAAGCACTAAAAGTTTGCCCCATAGATAACATTCCAATGCAACTTAGTTTATTTACTTTCTTCTTTTGAAATAACTCTAAACTATCTTCCTTAGATTTACTGTGGTAAGAATGTTTACAGAGTTTATCAGCTACTTCAGTTAGGGTAGTAAATACTAATACTCTCTTTAAAGGCTTTATAAGGCTCTGTGCTGCTTTTAATTTACTTTCCAATCTATAGATATACTGAGCTCTTTTTAATGCAGCATTGTTCTTTACATGCACATATTTAGCATCAGAGAATGATAACATCTTAAAGTATTCAAAAGTTTTAGTAAGTTTATTGTAAGCTGTTCTTTCTTCAGGAGTAAGAGTAACTTCTTTTATGAATATTTCATAATCAGATATAATGTTGTGGTCTATGGCTTGTTCTATACTATAATCATACTTAACAGTTAGCCCTAGTTCTTGTCTTATTTTCTGTTTATTCTTATTGCCCAAAGTACCTGTTGCACCAACAATTCTCTTTGGTTTTCTGCTTTTAATGACTTTATACTGATTATCTGAAATCTGATGGCACTCATCTATTATGAGTAAATCTAAATCCATTGGAAGCTCTTCTGAAGACCTTATATTAAGTAATGTAGGAGTAAATCCTAAATCCCATTTAAGTATTTCAGCTCTCCAGGAATCTAAGATAGAATTAAAAGGAGCTACAACAGCTATCTTTTTATCTTCTTTACCTCGTATAGAATCTATTAAAAGCTTTGTCTTCCCTACTCTACAAGCTACTACTATCAAACAATTATAATTATTATCTTTAATAGCCTGAACAGCTTCTGCTTGAATTTTATTCCTCATTACGTACACTACAGTGTTTTGCTTTGTTTTGTAATACTTTTCTAGTTCCTTTAATAAAGTCTTCTTTTAATTTACCTTCAAATAGATTACCACAAACTTCAGTAATTACCTCAAGTATAGGTGTAATAGCTTTAGTATCAGCAATTCTAGCTCTAACAACTACTTCCCAATCTTTAGGTATGCTACCATGATTAGTATAGGACACTCTTGGTATTTTTAGACCTCGTTTAATACTTACACTAGGTGTAGTATAAACATCTATTTCATTATCATACCAATCTATTTCATTAAAATGTACTCCTAACCATAGTAGTTTCTTGGTTTTAATACTTTTCCAAGCAGTACTTACTTTTTTTACAAGTACTTCTTCATTGACATATAAAGGACTTTTACGTTCAGCACCATAAAAGTCTGAATACATTTCTATAACTAATTCTTCTGTATCTATTCGTGTAATAGAAATAAACAGACTATCTTCTTTAAATAGATTCTTCATCTTCTTTTACTTTTTCTTTCTTATATTCAAATCTTGTTGCTTCTATCCAGTTATCACATTCACTGTCTTTTCCATGTGATTTCTTAAATAGCTTTACAGAAGGAACAACTAAAGGCTTTTCCTTTAGTATTTCACATAAAGTTCTTGTATCTTTTATATTTGCCATGATTTTATTATTTCTCCCAATGGTCAGAAATTTTACAATCCACTTCAAAGGGTACATTTTTTACAATTGCTTCAGCAGCTTCAATCATTAACTTATTAAGAACTTCTTTCCATTCTTCTGCTTTTTCTGCAATAACTTCTGTTTGTATCTCATCATAAACAGATAGCAATATATAAGCTGGGTAGTTGTTACTATCTATATATTCCTGTATTTTTATTAAAGCAAGTTTGATAGCATCCGCATTTGCACCTTGGATAGGTGTGTTCATTGATGCTCTTTCTATTTCACCTTGCCTTGTAAAGTTATTTTTATCTTGCCAGCCTTCAAACCACCTTACTCTTCTAAATGGAGCAGGAGTTCTTATGTAACCTCTTGTTTTACCAAGAGTACCTAGCATTTTAAGAAATTTATCTACACCAGGAACAATCTTAAAGAACTTTTTAATAATCTTATCAGCTTGGTCTACAGATATTTGCATAGTATCTGCCAACTTAAATTTTGACATGCCATATGCTAATCCAAAGTTTACAGTCTTCTGCACATCTCTGTATGTAACACCAGGTTTAAAAGGAGTTTCTTTCTTTACATCAGTAATAGGTATATCAAAAGTAGCTGCACAAAGAACACTATGTAAATCTTCTTTATTTTTAAAAGAGTTAACCCATAAAGGGTCTTCACTAAATTCAGCTATGATTCTTAATTCGGCTCCTGAGAAATCTCCACCAACTATTTTATACCCGTCTCTAGGTATAAAGCAACTTCTAATCTTTTTTGCTAATTCTCCTTTACTTGGTATTTGATTAAGATTAGGCTCACTTACTGAAATTCTGCCAGTTGATAGAAGTTGCCATATGTTACAATGTATTCTACCTGTCTTTTTGTTTATGAACTTAAGAAAATCTCTACCAAAAGAAGAAGCCAGCTTATTATTTTTGTTGTACTCAATAAGCTTTGCTATAATAGGATGATTACCTTTATTTGTTTGTAAAAACCTATCACCTGTTGTATCAGTAGCAAAGCCTAACTTTCTTACTATTTCTAGTTTCTGCTTTGCTGAAGCCCAATTTATATCAAGTGTCCTTTCTTCAAAGCCAAATAAGTTACCTTGAGTATATCTAGGTACATAAGATTTAAGTTTTGGTTCAGCCATAAGTAAAGTATCTAATTCTTCCTCACCTTGTTTAGTAAGAGCTTCAGTTACTTCACATACTTCTAACCATTTCTTTTCATCTAACCTTATTCCGTTAAATTCTAACTTGGCAAATACTTTAGTAACTTCATTTTCTAGCCATACAAGATTGCCTAAATCCCATTTCTCTAACTCTACAAGTTGTTTATCTCTAATATCTTGTAACAGGAGAACATCTTTAGCTGCATACTCTATGACCCTATCACTAAGTTTCTCTGAATGTATTACACCTCGCACAGATTTATCTAATACAGTTGTAGTATATTTTAAAGCTAATGCAGCTAGTCCTAATCCTCTATCTTCTATACCTGTTGTAAGTATACATTCGGCTAAAAACGTATCATAGAGTATCACGGGATATATACCAACGCTATAAAAGAACTTTAAATCATACTTAGCATTTTGTAGAAGTAAGAACTTGTTTTCTAACAGGTCTTTAAACAACCTGATGTCATTACAAGTGCAATCTATGACATATTGATTATATCTATCACCTAACTGTAAGGTAAGTACATAGCCATCTATAAATCCACCTACAGTTTCTGTGTCAACTTGTACTTCAAACTTATCCTCAAAATAATCCAATACATCTTGACAAGTAGCTAATTTATAGGTATCTGTATCAAACAATCTATTACTTACTAAATATATCATACACTTCCATTTATTATATAAGGTATAGCAGTAGCAAGAAAAGTCCCTAAAATGACTACTATTATAGCCCCTGCTGCCCATGATAATATAGTATCATCACTATCAAACCAAGACCGCATTACAATCCTACCTATCCAATAAGGTACAAACACAATAGCTACTGTTGCTAGTATTACAATTATTGTTCTTTCTATCATAACTAGCTGTTTAATTCTTCTTTACATTGATTATACCCATCAGTATGTCCATTTGAATAAGCATCATTTAAACAACCCTCAATAACTTTTCTTACTTTAACTAATGAATACTCATGGTCATGTATTATATGTAATACTTCAGCCATTATCTTTTCTTCAAGTTCTTTCATTTCTTTTCTTTTAAAATTATTAATGCGGGTAAAACCACGAATATAAATATACAAGCTCCAAATAGTAATATTTTCATTTCTTAAGTTTTATGTGCGCTTTCACCTACTAAATTTTTTCAAGTTCTGCTTTAACTAAATCCCAATGACTACTAATACCGTCCCATAAAGACAAATCATAGTCGTCAGCATATATTCTACCGTTATCAATTACTTCTATAATAACATCACAAGCCATTATAGCGCATTGCTTAGCAGTTATTACATTAAAATCTCGGCTGTTGTATGGCTCTAATACACTTAACGATGTTATTGCTATTCCTGTAATTTTTGAATAGAACTTTCTAAATAGATTTAGTGCATCCGCTTCGTGTTCTGTCATTACCTATCGTATTTAAAAGTTAGTATTATTCCAACCACAAAACCTACTATTGCCAATCCGCTAAGAATGAATATTATTAGTGCGGAAAGTGTATCGGTGAACTTTGTTCCTATCAGGGCAAGTATTCCACCGATTATTGCTAAGGCGAATACCTTAGCCCATATTGATTTTTTTATCCAGTTAATCATTGTTTAAAGGTTTCGTTGTAGTATTCGGTTGCTCTTGTGCTTTTTGGTGTTCCGCACTCCCATATAGCATTGTTATAACCCTCATCATACGCCTCCTCTATCTGCTCACGTTCTTTGGGAAGTTTAGATTGTATCTTGTTCTTTATAAATGGCAACAGTAGGTCTGTCTCAATATTTCTACACTCTTTAATTTCGTCCAGTAATTCCTGTAACGCTGTTTTCATCTTAATTGGTTTTCTTGGTTAGCTTTTCATTTCATAAACTATTACTAATATAATAAAAAGAAATACTACTCTCCATAACCATTTAGTTACAGTAGCTAATTTCCTTTCATACGTCTTTCTTTTATACTCGTATATATCATACAATACTATATTATAATAAGCTCCTATAGCTATCAATATCAGTATTATACTAAATAAGATTATTAATATTATTTCCATAACATATTTTTAAAAAACTCCTTTGGTACATCTCAAAGGAGTACTTAGAACTTAATTTCTCGTAGTTTTACATGAATAAGCAAATTAAAGAACTGTAACTGTATGTACTTTGCTTTTGTCTCCCTGATAGGATTTTAACCTATGGCCGATTTCTTAGAAGGAAATTGCTCTATACTGACTGAGCTACAGGGAGATATATAATGTTATTTAAAGTAATTCTTCAATCAATAACTCAATTTGAGTTTCAATAGAACTATCAAAGATAAGCGTTTTATCTGATTTAATCAACAATTCATCATATTCTGGTGGATTAAGGTCAGTTAAAGGATTAGTTATCTCTACTATAGTTAAATCATCACTTTCTAACCAACTATATATTCCATCAGATTCAGATTCAAATCTTAAATCAGATATTATACAAACTTCTATATCATAAGAATAACAATAATCTAATTGTCTACATACTTGATATACGAAAGGATTAAAACTGAAACTAGATTTGATAGCATCAGCAGTAGTTTCTAATAAATTTCTATTACTTTCTTTTTCTTTCCTATTTTCAAAGTCTATTACATCATCATACATGTAATTAACTATCTTCTTCAAAGGTTCAGCAAAAGATAATACTTTATTACTAATACCTTTTTCATCTAATTTCTTAGCTAACATAGCTGCTACTGTGGATTTACCACTACCATTCTTGCCTTTTAATGCTATGATTATCATCTTGTTGCTATTGAAATATGACTATTAGAGGTTCCTACAAAAACATATGAATTACTTGTTTTATCCCAAATTCTATATACTTTATATCCACTTTCATCAAAAATAATAATTCTGTCTTGTAAATTCCAATTTGTAATTGGTTTATTTTCAGTTAAATTAACATCTTTAGAATTACAAGATATTAATAAAACACTTAATAAAATTAAATTTCTTATCATGGTATTATTGTTGATTTAATTATTTTATAAGCTCCTTTTTGTCCATACTCTAATTCTTGTTTAACTATTACAGCAGTAGGATAAAGATTCTTTTTAGCTTTTCTAGCTAATTTAAGAGTATTCTCTACAGTAAAACATTTAGACACATTTTCATCTACAAGATAGCTAATATCAAACAAAGCATAATCATATTCTTTTCTTTTCATGTTAATCTTCTACATCTAAATTAGTTACATATTTTACACGTACTTTTTGTACTGTGTTTATTGCACTTTTAATGTGAGCATAATAAGCATATAATTCAGCTTTATGTTCATCAGTGTCTACTTCTTTTAACTCTCTGTTTAATAAGACTTGTAAGTTCTTATGTAGTTGTCTTTTATATCTAGTAAGTTTATTCATAGTAAAAGTATAAAAGCAAGCCAAGTACCATCTAATCAATCAGTACGTTAATATTAATTTCTCAGCTTGGCTTGCTTTAATGTTTTTAATTATGCTTTCTTTTCAGCAGGAACTGAATAAATTGCTGTTTCATCAGCTTTAAACTCTGCAATTTCTTCTTGTAAAGCTGCAATCTGATTTTCATAACCCAAGATTACATTACGTTTAGCACGTACTTGTTTTAGGTAAGTAACACAATAGCTTTCTGCACCTTCTGTAGTGTTTACACTATCAGGATTTACATTAAGAATTGTTTCGTTAAGATCTTCCTTAGCATCAACAATCTTTTCTTCAAGAGTTTCAATTTGGTCTTCACGCATAGAGATTTGTTTAGCCAGATGTTTATCTAACTTACCTTCAAAACGAGCTAATTTAGCTTCATCACCACCTTTAAGAAAGGCTAATACACGGTCTTTTAAATTTGACTTTTTCATTGTTTGTTGTTTATAAATTGATTATTGATTTCTTTTTGTACTTTTTAACTATTGGTAAATCTAATTGTTGATTAATTGGCTTTAAAAGATATTCTACTTCACTAAACTTGTATTTCTCTTTAGGCTTTGTAAAGGAAATACAATCTTCTGAATATGCAGGAGTTTTAGACCAAGATTTTTTAGTATATTTACTTGCAACTTCTTGCTTAAAAGAACTTACAATCTCTGCATACTTTCCATTTGCATAAAGAAATCCTGGAGTTTGCCCAGTTCCTATCTCTTCGTTAGAATACTTCTGTATTTCTCCTTGTAAAATATGTTCTTTATAATCAGCTTCTCCACGATGATTTAAAGGTATTACAACATCTCCTTCTTTATAACGAAGTTTACAATAATGTAATATTGCATCTATAGAAGGTGAAGAACTTAATTTACTTGAATCTGCACCCATAATATAAGCTTGCTCTAAACCAGTTTTTATATCCTTTTGAGCTTCAGCTATTTTTAAAGGTGTTGCTTTTCTTATAGTAGTTATATCCGTATTATGATTGTAATTATTTTCTGGATAAACATAACCATTTTCAATTTTATGAATTTTCCAAGCATTATTATAATACTCTGAACTACTAGACGTAAACCAACCTATAACCCAATCTCCTACTTTAAATTCTTCTTCCACTTTAGGATTAAAACCAACAGGCATTACTTCAAACTTAGGTAAATCAGATACATTAATACCAAATCCTGTATGATTATCTCTAACTCTAGTTACATCATAATTAGTATAATCAGAATTATATCCAGTTACAAGTAAATAATCACCTATATTCATACCTATAGATACAGGATTACTAACTAAAGCTTTTAAATACCTGCCAACTAAATCTTCTTTAGGATTTTGTTGAGCATCAAATAAAGCTTTATCAGAGATTTTATAATCAGTAGCTAAATGTTCTGAATTACCATCAAATTTAATAGAACTAATAGAATTATGAAACCCTTTTAATTTAAGTTCAAATGTTTTTGGATTATAATGCTTTACTTCATAGATTTTACCTACAACATTAAAATCATTAACAGATAAATCAGTATTAAAACCTTTAATACATTCTACATATTCTGGAATAACTTCTTTAGATTTAAATTCATTTGGATAATATTTTTCTACTTCTTCTTGAGTAGCTTTTCTTAATGCTAAAACATCGTTTATATTTCCCCAAGTAGATAAACCATTATAACTACCAGAATCTATAGCTGTTGATAATGTAGTTTTTATTCCACTTTTTTCTATGGAATGAAATTTAAACATCCAATATTTAGAACTTCCTGTAGTAGTTACATAATACCATTCTCCAGAAATCATATCTTTTGGAAGTAATTCAGATTTAGGTTCTTCCAAAAGTTCTAATAACATAGTACCTATTGCACTTGTTGCATCATCTAAATGTACCCATTTATGATTATCCTCAAAATGACTTATTTCATCTATTTGAGTAATAATACCTATATAATCTTTTGGATGTTTTTGATTATTAAAGCTATGATCACAACCTAATTCTCCCGCACTAGCAGCTATAACCCTAACCTTCTGACCTAGTTTTACTGTATCTTTGTTTAAGGTTTTAATGGTATGTAATTTTATCTCTTCTTGCTCTACATTCCAATGTGCTTTACCAGTCCCCCAACCTTGATTAAAATTACCCCATTTTACCTCTACATATATACTATTATCTTGGTCTTTAGTACAAATACCAGTAGCATCTTTATCGATTAAACCATCAATACGCTTTACTGCTATTACTTTATCACCTTTTTTAAACATAATCTTATGTATTAAAATAAAGCTCTCTAAATTTCTTCATCCGCATAAAGAATAAACTTGAGCTTTGTATAGTTTTATTAAAATTTACGCTTCTTGTAAGCCTAATGCTTCAACTTCAGTTGGTGTAGCACGTAGGAATGTGTGAGAAGGTTTACCAAATACAAGAGATGTATGACGGTAAACTTCTTTACCATTAGCCATTACTACTTCACCTGTTGAAGGATTAATCTTTGGGTCAATAGTAAGAGGCTCACCTGCTGCATTACGAGCAATGATAGAACCATTCATACGGTAAGGAGAGTTATTCTCTGTACACTGAATGTTTACTTCTACTGGTGTACCTGCTAATTTAGCATACAAATCTTCAGCAAACAAAACTTCGTCTTGTTCAATGTAGTCTTGTACTTTAACACCACCACTTAAAGCTACATCTTGCTTTGCAGATATAACTACAGTAAGTTTTTGGGTGTTTTTAATACCTTGTAACAACAGAGATGGATTTACCGCCTCAGAGTTATTTTGGATTTGTTGTACTAATTGGATACCAAGTTGATTCTTTGTAGAACCTTCATTTACCCATACTTTACGAATTAATGCTTTGCCTGTTGATAAGGCGGTCTCAAAATTTGTCATAAAAATAAAAATTAAAATATAAAAAATTGTTCAACTGCTATTCAATATCCAGCAGTCCATATACTTGAGTTATTACGTTACACAAGTTTTAACGTACTTTAGCTTTACTTAATCCTCTGCTACAATAGCTTTTTTCTGAGATAGGATAAGTTTTTCAGCTAATTTTGTTGTTTCCTTAACACTAAGGTCAGGATTAATAAGATATAATATATCTTTCTTTTCAGCAAGACTATTATCTTTAAAGAGTAAAGAAAAGAACAATCTGTCTATGGATTGATTCCTAAAGGTTTTTTCCTTCTCTAGGATAGAACGCCATTCAGAACCTAATAAACTTCCATAGTACTTGTCATCAACTAAAAATCTTGTTAGTAATCGTTCTATTTCCCAATTTAGTAAGAATCTTACAGGCACAAACTTTCCATTAGCATCTAGCCAACAGAGTTTTCTATCATTAGAGTGATTTCTCATAGGTTTTTTATAAAGATTATAATAATTGTGTAAAAGAAGTAGTTAATGCACCTGGTTCTTGTGTTGTAAATACATAATTTATTTTAGCTTTTGCTAATTTCTTAAGAAAAGCTGCGTGATTATATTTATTACCTACACGAGCTATAAAATTAAGATATTCTGAACAAGCATACCTATTTTCTACACGCCCCAATCGAGGTAGTATTTTAAATACATCTGTTAGATAATTTAATTTCTGTTTAGCACTTACTTCATTGTAAACAGTAAATGTACCTTGTTTAATTGTTTTTGAAATGGAACTACCCCCTGCATGTGCAGCTACTGCACTACCATTTAGTATGGAAGCAATAATAGATAATTCAAAATCATAAATGTTATAATACTTATTTAAAGTTTTATAATCATCATTTACAGAAGACCAAGACGCAATATAATCTAATAAACACCAAGATTTGCTACTTGCATTTAGCGAAGCAATCTGTTCTATTAGTTCTTTTTGTGTTTTAATCTCTACAACAGTACAAGGAATATCTACACCCAAACGAATTAAAGCATTATAAAGATGTTGCCCATCTATAATATAGTATTTAATTCCCCCGTCTATAAAAGGAAGTTTTGCAACTACTACAGGACGTATAATACGACCTAATACCATTATAGCATTAGCTATTTTAGTTACGTGTCCTGGAATTACAGGTCTGTTTATTCCCGCTAAATAAGAAAGCCCCTGTTTACCAAGAGCTTTTAAGATAAAATCAATTTTAAATGCTTGTATCATTACAATGTAGTTATAAAAACATTAAACCTTGGTTTTGATTTAGCCAAATCAGCAAGAAGCTGTAATTGGTTAGTTTTGTAGTTAGCATTAAGTTTTGCTAACTTATGGTGCAGTTTCTCTAACTTTAACTCAAGCTTTTCAGCAGTAGTCTTAGTAAAGTCTACAGGTGTAACAGGTGGATGCCATAGTTCGTGCTCTATCATCCATTGAGCTGACCAACTCTTGATTGGTTCTACTTTATTAAAGTGTTTCATTTGTTTAAATAAGAATGGGTACTTGGCTACACTCTAAACAAACATAGCCTTTCCCCATAATGTTAATAACTAAAAGTGACAATGTATTTATCACCTTCATATCGTAGTTTGTTGATTACAGCACCATATAGCTTTTGTAATCTGTCCATAAATGGTTTAAGTGTAGACCATTTAGTAAATGTGAGTGTTCTTTTTTTCATGTTATGTTTGTTAATAATAGTTTACTACTCTATAAGCTACAGTTCTATTTAACCTAGCTTGTGATTTAATTCTGCTAAGTATATTCATCTGTTCTGTAACAGTAATATACTTTCTGGCTTCTAATACTCTTTCAAGTAGCTTTTTATTAACTCCTTGATGTATTATATCCATTCCTGTATTATCATTTAGTTTTAACATAGTTAAATATTTAGTTAAAATAAAACTGTAATACTGTCCTATTTCTTCGAGTGATAGTTTAGGTATAGCACTAATACCTAAAAGTGCTATTTTGAGAGCTTATTGGTATTTTATCCACCAATATTACAGTTTTAATAATATAAATAAACTTATAGCAAGGTTCTTATCCTTGATTCTAATACAAATATCTTATGTACTAAGGCCATTACCAATTGGACTATAAGTTTATTTAAATCTTAAAGTTATTTGTCTATTACTTGTTCGTAATAATCAGCTGCTACTATAGCTGATGTCCACCAACCTATCATTAGAGTGTAAAACATAAACCAATTAGGGTCAGTAATAACTGCTTGATAATTAAGCCACAACATACCAAATAATGATAGTATGAAGAATAAAGCTGCAAATACAGCTATAAAGATAATGAATAAGATGAAGTATTTCACGTTGTTTGTTTTTAGAGTTAATAAAAATAGATAGCTTAACCTACTATCATACGCTGAGTGAGAGAAAGGGAAGGTTAACGTACACACCTACAACAGCCCTAATTTGCCAAATTACTCTCTACCTTGGACTTTTTGCACTCACTCTGCTACTCCTGCTATAAAGCATTAGATGCGTTGATATTGTGCTATAATAATAAAAAATAAAGTATCTGTGCTATTATTCATAGTATGAACCTATACACCAAGTTTCCTGATACTTCATACATTAATGTTCGCCATTTATGCTTAACGGTCTGTAACCTTTAGATTCTCCAAAGGTAGTGTTTCTAATGTATGTTATATAACAGACTTTCCATATACATTAGCTAGATTTTATTCTCTTTGAATTTATCCCAATCCTGAGCTTCAGCATCAGCTTTCATATCATAATCAAGCTCATCTGAATATCTGATTTCACTAAAAATTGCTGAAATTCTTGCTTTATCATCATCAGTAGCTATATTACCATCTTCAAAGATAATAAGTAATTCACAAGCTTCATTAAGAAGTCTTTCTAAAGTTTCTGTAGTCATTGTTTGGATTAGTTATAATATTATTGCTCTGTTGATTGATTCTCAAAAGCATTAAGGTCAGATTCATCTAAATAAAGAGAATAAAAATGAGCTTCTACAATCATTGAGGCTTCATCATAAGCCCATTGAAGTATATGGCTAGCATTATTATAATCCTTCATCTTTTTTAAGATAGATAAATAAGGCGCAAAGTCTTTTTGTTCAAATTTATGAGCATTAAATGCCATATTTTGTACAAGAACACTTGCTGTAATAACCATATCCCATTTATAAAGGTCGCCTAAATCTCTAAGCAACTCTTCTAATTTTGTTAATTCTTGTTTCACGTTTCTGTTTGTTTGAGTTAATAAAATAATATGGTTGTTAAGTTACCAACTTGGCTATAGTGATTAAATATTTCAATTTAATTTATATTACCTCAGACTTGTACACTGCTATGTCTGATAAACAGTATTAAAACCCTACTTTTATTCTTCCAATGACTATATTATCATTAGAATTTTGACCACAACCACAACCACATCTCCAACCAAATGATTCAATAACTAAATCTTTGGATATAAAGAAATATTTGTAATGCTCATCATAGATTTTATAATAAGGGTCTTTAGCTACTACACTGTTTTTATATTTAACATAGTGTGAAGCTTTCTTCAATGTATTGAATAGTATCATAGTATAAATAATGGGTTTTATGCTAATCTTATGTCAGCACATTCCTACCCATAAGAGGAAAACATTGGGTTATCTGCACCCCCAAAGGGTTATAGTTAGCCCTTGTGCAGAAAGGACTACTAGTATTTTACAACTGCACTGTGGCAGAAGGATAAAGTTCTTTTGCCTCTTTTAAAGTGGCACATACATCAACTATTTCGTTAGTTGATGTATTAACTACAGGATATAATCCTGCGTGGAAACAAATAACCATAAAAATAAGATTAAAAGGTTAGTAATAAAAGTTTCTGCTCAGACGTATTTACAACAGTAAAACTTTAAACTGTTGCTACGGAACTTGAATCATAAATTAAAGAAAGTTCACCCTTGATATTATCTCAGGTGAACTCAAAGAGTTTATCTTATTTCCCAAATAGCACTAAAAGCACCATTTGTTAATGAGTCGTAGGTTTTTAACACGTCATAAATATCCATATCTGTTTCTTCTTTACAGATATTATCTAATTTATTGAATAATGTGTAAAAATCTTTTTTTAGTTTATCCAGCTTTACTTGGGCTATTTTTTCTTGAATTGTCATAATAAATGTTTTTTGAGTTTATAAACAAAAGCTGTAACCCTCCACTATACATTTACACGTTTTTGAGCATTGTATATACTATAGGTACCTGCATACACAACTCTAAGTGATGTTTTAAACGCTTCTATGGGTTACAGCTAATATGTTGCTGTTTTTACATTAAACGAAAGTTTATACACTGTTTAAGTAAACGTATATTACTTTCAGTATAGACAGGGATAAAATCTTCAATTGTAACTGTATCACCTAATTCAGGGTCAACAGCTATTTGAAGTGCCATATCAGCTATTTTTGTAGAATGTTGATTAGCAGCAGCTAATTCAATCATTTGGATTAATAATTGCTTGTTCATAATATGTTTTTGTTTGAGTTAATAATAGTGCTTTACAGTTATTTCAGCACTAACTGACTACTTCTGAGTAGATTTTCTAGGTAAAGGTGTTTCACCATTTGTACGCAAACAAAAGTGATATGACCCACAAGAACCTTTAGTACGATACCTTGTACCAAGTTTACCGTCAAAGACACAATCTTTGATTTCCTCAAAATAATCCATAGATGCAAGTTGCTTGTTTGTTACAAACACAACTTTACAAAATTTATTATATTGACTGAAATCATTAGATGTTTCAACACGTTTGGTTGATATATCTTTGAATACGTAAATAATGTTCTTATAAGAATTCCTATAAGCGGGTTTATTATTATACAACCCGTAATTGTAATTACCTAAATAGTCTTTGTTACTGATTTTCATAGCTTATAATTTAGATTGTTAAAAAAGGGTGCGTTTAACCTACACACCCATAGAACCTGCATTGTTTGGTTGATGCCAAAATACAGCTTATACATTTCTTTTCTTATCACTTTACCAGTTTGAAGAAATGTAAATCTCAGGCTGTTAAGAATAACAGTATTACTAATGTTCCAAGTTGTTCATTCAATAGTATTGCTACTATTCAGTCTTGTTCCCTTGGTTTGGTTCAACATAAAGAGTATCAGTCTTTATATTATACACTTTTTAGCTTATAGTGAAGCCTGTTTCTATCTTAAATAACATTCACACATTGCAATCTTCGGATTAGCTAGTGGATTTCAGTGCATTATGCTACATATTGACCCTCTTATGGGTTGTTATCATTGTAGCCAAGTCTTGCGTGAATGTTTAATTTTTAATTATTATAATCCCTCTGCACTCAGATGTATAATTAGGGTAATGTTTTCTAACAGTCCAGTATCCAACAAGGAACCTACCTGAAAACCCTTCTATTATACATCTGTCCACCCTTGGGAAGTGGAAATGGGCATTAATTATGAAGGTTATCTGAACACCTACAAACGCCAGTAGCTTACTGGATAGACACGAGGTTAAAGGAATCGTGACAATACTTAGTATAAAAAGAGCCTTGTTACAGGCTCTTATATTACAGAAGACTATCACTATCAGGTGATAAGTCTATTTCAATCTTACGGACTTGCATTGCCTCTAATGTTTGAAGCAATTCAGTCATTTCTTTAGACCTGTTGAAAACATAATCATTTGATTCAGCATTTTTAATGGCAGAATCTTGTAATGATTTCATTTTATTAGGTGATATAACTAATTCCATTTTGTGTATGTGTTTGAATGTTATTGCTATAATATTATAAGATAAACAGGGTAAAATACTACAGTTTTCAGGATGTTGGTTATCTTATAGAGTAATCCTATGACAATTAAATCATCATAGATTATATCTATTAGCCTGATGTCCATTGAGTTTTGAGGCAAACAGCCAAAGAAAACTGTAGTATAATAGACTATTTAGTTACGGCTCATCTATTAGGAGACCATTTCAGTTGTTAGGTACAACGTTCGTAATATAAACCTTAATATAGTGTAGCACATAGTGCTTAGTAAGTTGGTACATAAGAACAAAAGTAAAAGGGGCTTTCGCCCCCTCTACTACATACCTAGTGTAAGGTTCAATTTTGGTACCAAGGCTTTGTACTCTTCAGTCACCCCTGTTAGCACATCAGTTTCTTTCCTAATAGATACCTCAAGGTCACCTTTAATAAGTAACAAGCCTGTGTTGTCTTGCAGTAACACACCTTTGTCATCAACCTCTTTAGTACCTAACACAAGGTCACCCTTGTCAAATGCCAATGTACTAACACCAAAGGTTCTGCCTTTTAATGCAACAGCATAGTGTGTGTGTTGCTCACCTTTTGCCACAAAGTTTGTAGCTTTCAATACTTTTACCTTAGTCATAGCTGCGGATTTATTAAGTTTGTTTATAGAACACAAGGGACTCGTTTCCCCTGCTAACTTTATGGGGGGGTGTTGTTTGGGGCTGGTTACTCCTTTAGAGCATACCCATGATTTTTATTATGGTTACTAACGCAGGGGATACACACTATTTTTAATATGGTTACTAACGGGGTACATACATTCAAATTCTAAAAAATATTTCTAAAAATTTTTAGGGGGAGGTACTTATTTTACCAAATAAAGAGAGGGGGTATAAAATAAAAAACCCCTACTAGAGGGGTTCTTAAATACAGTAAACTAAAAATTACACTTCTGTACTTTCCACATCAGCAGAAACTACTTTAACAGCATCAATTACTGCTTGAATTTGTTCAGCACTAGCACCTTCAGCTAAAAGAGCTTCCAGACTTGCAATAGTAGCTTTAAGACCACTAACAGCAATTAATACTTTTTCTTGTGTAGCATCTACAGATACTTGTAATTTAGCTACTTCAGCAGACAATTCATCAATTTTTGACATAATTTGGTTTAAGTTTGAATTAATATTTATAGTTATGAATCCCATACCACTAATACGTAAATACTCAAAACAAAGTTTCCACTTAAGAAACTTTTTTTGTACCTTGCAAGTATAATTGCTATAAATTAATAAGCAAAATGAAGAAAATAATCATACCTATATATCAAAGAGTGTTATATGTACACATAGGAATACCCTCTGAAAGAACTTGTAAGACCTATAACTTAAATCTTTCCCCAACAGATATAGCTTGTGTACATGAAACAGATGAAGGTATAGTTGTATGGTTTTCAACAAAAGAGTTTAATGCTTCTTTAGTAGCACATGAAGCAATACACATCAAAAACATTGTATTTGACCAGATAGCAGCTAAACCAGACTTTGAAAATGATGAGCATGAAGCTTATTTTGTAGAATGGATTGTAGAGACAATAGAAAAAGTTTACAAAAAACATACTAGCTCAAAGCAGTAATATCTACACTTTTTATATTTTTAAATTTCTCTGCATTAATAAATACTTTGTAATACCTAAATACTTTCCAAAGTACTTTTAAACACATAGAAGGATTTTTGTAAAGAAAACTGAACAAAGGCTGTCCTTCAGAAATTCCTTTAGATACTTTAACCAAAACTATTGTCTTACTACCATTTAGTAGTGTCACTTTAAATACATTATGCTCCCAAGAACGATTTGCATTTATATAAACAAACATAAAGCGTACATTAAAATTAGAGTATTCTTGTACACCTAAAACGGCATTAGCCAATAAAAATTTAATTGCTTTCATAAAAAAGTTTTGGTAAAGATACAAAAAAGTATAACCATTCCAAATAATTTTCGTATTATTGCACAGTGATAGCGAAGTAGTTCTTTCTTTCCTGGTAATAAGACTTAAGGGTAATGCTATCTGACCTTAAGGACTCAATTAATAAGATTAGACATTCTGTCTATTTTCTTACCCAATACAATATTGTCTTATTATTGATAAACTATAGCCCCCAATAAGTAGTGGAAGGATACTGGATCAGATAGTTATATTAAAGATATTTATATCTTTGGAAGTTAAGTTTAATGACTTCCCCACACATGAATTGCCCCCTTGTCATGTGGATGGTTTTTTCCAAAGGGGGCTTTTTTAACAATCGGGTTAGCAAGCTAACCGTATAAATAGTAGCATGAAAAACAAAAGAAAATACAGTGATCAGCAGATACAAGGACTAAGAGAAAGGAACATTAAAAAGTTTAAAGAAAGTCAAGAAAATGAAAAAATGTATGCTGAAATAAATAAACTAGTTCAGCAAAGAGTTAAAAAAGCTGTACAAAAAGAAAAAGATCTACACATGGCTAAAAGTGAAAGCCAGTTAAAAACAGCAGAGTACTTTAAAGAAAAGTTACTTAAGTCTATGACTGAGACAGAGCAACATATCTGTACATTATTAGACCTAGCGTTTGTAAAGTATGAAGCACAAAAGATAATACACCTACGTGAAGGTAAATTCATTATTGTAGATTTCTGCATACAAGATAAGTATATATTAGAACTAGATGGAGGCCAGCACTTTGAAGAAATAAAGATGTTTGAGGATTCTGTAAGAGATCATATACTTAAACAAATGGGATATACTGTAAAGAGAGTTAGCAATGCTTTGCTTAAAAATATAACCATAGAAGCATTTAAAAAGTATTTACACAGCTTTAAAAATCCTAAAAAACTATCTACCTATAAAAGAAAAGATATAGTACGATTTGGTAAACATAAGGGTAAGTCTGTAGAGGAGCTTTTAGCAGAAGATCCAAAATACCTAATATGGATGTTTAGAACTGAAATTTGTATTTTTGAAAAAGATATTTTAAAATTATTGGATATAAGACCATAATTTTCTTGTTTGTCTCAAAATAATACCTATATTTGCTCAAAACAATACAAAAAATGAGCAAAATAATAGAATTTCACACAAGATCCCTTCAGAAAGGTGCTAACATTTTAGCAAATGCTGTAAAAGGTACTCTTGGGCCACAAGGAAGGAATGTAATCCTCTCACGTCAATTTAATCCACCACACATAACTAAAGATGGTGTTAGTGTAGCAGCTTCAATAAAGCTTGAAGATCCAAATGAAGGACTAGGAGCACAGTTATTCCAAGAGATAGCTAACAAAACATTGGAAGTAGCAGGTGATGGTACAACTTCTTCTATAGTTTTAGCTCAACACATTCTTAATGAAGGACTTCTTCTTATTTCGCAAGGAGTAAATCCTGTAAAACTGAAGAAAGGTATAGAGCTTGCAACAAAAGATGCAGTACTTTCTATAAGAGCTCAATCACTTTTACTACAAAAAGACTCAATATTAAATGTAGCTACTATTTCAGCTAACAATGATTATGAAATAGGCAAACTAATAGCTGATGCTGTAAATCTAGTAGGAGAAGAAGGGTTAATTACTGTAGAAGAATCTCGTTCTACTGAAACATACATAGAAGTTACAGAAGGACTAAAGATAGAAAAAGGATACATATCTCCATATTTTGTTACTGATCCTAATAAGATGGTAGTTGAATACCAGGATGCCTTAATTCTTATTACAGATGAAAAAATAACCCAAACTACACAAATTCTAAAATACTTAGAAGCTTGTGTAAAAGAGCAAAGAGCACTAGTCATTATTTGTGAAGACTTAGTAGATGAAGCTCTTTCTACACTTGTAGTAAACAGAATGAAAGGTATCAAAGTAGCAGCTATCAAAGCTCCTGCACATGGTGACCATAAGAAAGAACTACTACAAGACATAGCTACCATAACAGGTGGTTTATATATTACTCAAGATAAAGGCTTATCTTTAGAATCTTCTCAATTATCTGCTTTAGGACAATCAGACATAAAAATCTTTAAAGACTCTACTACCTTAATTAATGGTAAAGGCAAAAAAGAAGACATACTTATAAGAGTATCCCAAATAAAGGAACAAGCCAAACACGTAGATTTACAGTTTGACCAAGACAGACTTACCAAAAGAGCACAAAAACTTTCAGGAGGAGCAGCTGTATTATATGTAGGAGCAACTACAGAAACAGCCCTGAAAGAAAAAGCTGATAGAATTGATGATGCACTTTGTGCAACAAAAGCTGCAATAGCTGAAGGTATAGTACCAGGAGGAGGAACAGCATTTATAAAAGCAATATCTTCTATCTCTTCAAATAAAGACAAAGACATACAAGCAGGTATAGACTTAATAAAGAAAGCATTAGAAGCACCCTTAAGACAAATATTATCTAATGCAGGCTTAGAAGAAGATCCTATAATCTCAAAAGTAAAAAAAGGCAAGCAGTTTAATGCCAAATCTGAACAATACGAAAATCTCTTAGAAACAGGAGTAATAGACCCAACAAAAGTAGTAAGAGTAGCCTTGGAAAACGCATCATCAGTATGTGCACTATTCCTAACTACATCTTGTGTAGTAGCAGAAAAATATGTAGAAACCCCAATGAATTTTAATTAATATATATATGAAAGCACCAAACTTAACGCCAGTACCTCTTGGAGAAAGAGTAATTATAGAACCAATAGTGGAAAAGCAAGAATCAGAGTTATTCTTAGCTGAAAGTAAAATGCCACCTGCAACACAAGGCATAGTAAAAGCTGTATCAGAACAGGTAACTACCTTAAAAGTAGGAGATGTAGTACAGTTTAGCCCTAATACAGGAGTACCTTTACTTATGGTAGATAATGCATACTTGCTTATGCGGGTAGGAGATGTAATTTGTAAATTTGTTGAACTATGAAACTAAAAATAAATGAGTTAACTAAAGAAGTATTCATTGAAAAAGGCTTTGAACAATCTAAAGTAAATAATTTATTAGATTGGTTATTAGAAAATCGTGAAAATTACACTATTAGTGCTACATCTGAATTTTCTAATATTACAAAGATAGGAATTACTGTAGATAAAAGCCCAATCTGTTTTCCTTGGCAAACAGCTCAAGTACCTATTTATAATACTACTTTAGAAGGAATAGAGCCAGAAGAAGAATTCCCCGAAAGAAGAAAAATCTCTTTTACCAGAGATAGTGAAGGATTTTTCAATATAGATGTAGAAGATTATCCACTAGTATAAATTTAAAACTAATGAACATGAATTTTGGACAAGCAATTGAAGCAATGAAAGAAGGCTCTAAAGTATATAGAGCAGGTTGGAATGGTAAAAATATGTATTTATGGCTACTACCAGCAACAGAAGTAAAAAAAGAATGGATTAAAGACCCAATGCTACTTTCAGTTTTTGGAGATAGAGATACGTTACCTTGTTTAGGGAGTATCGGAATGTTAACAGCAACAGGTGAAGTACTTACAGGTTGGTTAGCATCTCAATCTGATATGTTAGCAGAAGATTGGCATGCCTTTAAGGAGTTTAAGAAAATATCTTAGAAGAGTTAAAAACAATTAGAGCTATCATAAAAAGGTAGCTCTTTTTGCTTATGCAACTAATTAAAAACTATTTCGTATATTTACCTTATGACAATGCCAAGAGTTTTCTCTATAGAATGTGAATCAGTAACAGGACTTATCAAAGCTACGCTTAACGTAGAAAAGATATTCCAAACCTGTATGCTTGAAGGTGAACATTACTTAACAGAAACTTTTAGCCTTGAAGATAAACACTTTTTAGTTGTTACTGTATGGAACTCAGAGGAATAACAGACCTGTATAAAACCAAGCTAACAGAAGAAGGGCCCATAGAAATACTTTGGAAAAGGAATGTATCTTTTAAGATATATTGCCAACCAGCACAGTTAGGCATACATGCAGAAGTAATAAACATACGAACAGGTAAACCATACAAAGATAGATGTCAGGTATTTATACAGGATTTTGGAGTAGCCACAGTAAAACACACGGTAAAAGTAATTTCAGAAATGAAAGAGCAGCATACACAAGGTAAAACAGTAGGATTTCATGCGCACAAAGGTAATTAGGAACTACTTTGAAGACTACAATAAGTTAGAAGAGTTTAAGGTAGAATTTCTACAGGAACTTGAAGATTGGAAAGAGGAGATGGCTGCTAATGAGTTACATTATGTAGTACTTGAAGAAATCTACCTACAAGAAACAGATCCTTCCTATACACTGCAATTCGAGTTTTACCTGCAAGGAAGATATAAGTATCACCTTACGTATGCCCAAATAAAAGAGCACTCCCTACAAGAAAAGAAAAATATACCTGTAAAGGTATTTGTTACAACAGCAGAGTTTAAAGATTTATTACTTGCGTATATGACAGAATATCCTGATATTTGTCCAGACAAGAATAAATTAGTAGTAAATGGCATAACATTTAAACTCTACTTACAAGAAATAAACGATGATAAAGCCCTTTAATATAAAGGTAAAAAATAAACAAGAGTTGTTTTTAGCTTACCTAAAAGCAATAAATTGGACTCTCCCTGAACAGCTAACTGATTCAGAGCTAGAGGTATTATCTTATCTTGTGTATTATAATAACTTTTACGCAGCTGAAATAAAGTCAGATGAAATAAGGTATGACCTATTGTTTTCTTCTTCTACAAAGAAAAAAATAAGGGAAGAATTTGACATAGACTCACAGAAGTTTGAGACTTACCTAAACAAACTGAGAAAGAAAGGTATTATCACAAACAATGTCTTGTCTAATAAAGTAGTAATAACAATAGACGATAAACTAGAAATACGTTTTACAATGACCCTAAAAGAAACTACATTAAAAGCAGAGCCTAAAGAAGATAAACCTTCTTTTGATGCTTTTGTAGATGAAGTATTAGAAGTACCTGAAGTATCTACCATAGGTACTTTCACAGATGAAGACCAAGATTTTATATAATGATACCAGAAGATAAAATACTAGCATTTGATTTACGTAAAATTCCTGAAACTATGTCAGTTGAAGATTACATAAAACATTTAGAATCTTTAGAGCACCCTGAACTAGAGGAGGGAGTAGTGCTTATAGATAAATTTCCTACAAATGAAACTGGACTATAGACTAGAAAGACTAGTAGAGAAACATGCAAAGAGATGTAATATTACTAAAGCAGAAGCGCTTGAAGTAGTATCTGCTTATTTTTCTAACATAAAAGAAAAGATTACAAGCTCTTCCTACGAAGAAGGGTTTGTGGAAATATACATGCCTAAGTTAGGAGAGTTTTGCCCTAACTACCAAAAAATAGAAAAAGTACATGAAGTTATTGAAGCTAGAAAACAATCATCTTTGTAGTATAACTCCTGAAGCACTTGGATTAAAAGTATTCAGAGATATATGGGAAAGGGATAAAACAAAAAATAAAGACAGGGCTAAACTAGACTTGTCTTTTGTGTATTTCTTTGCTGACTGGCAAAGTACTTTTAAAAAGCTACCAACTGAAGATAAGATACTTACTTTAGAAAAAGAAGTATACGATAATAAACAGAAAGCTGATGAACTAGTTTTAGCAGCAGCAAAGTTATATGAAGAAATACAGAATGAATCATCATTCTCTCTTAAATACTTAGAGTCTGTAAAGAAGACTGCAATGAAGATAGCAGATTACTTAGAAAAGATAGACCTTGCAGAAAGGACTAAATTAGGAGGACAAGTATACAATACTTCTCAATTACAGAAAACCATTGCAGATTTTCCTGAGACTATAAAGAAGATTATAGAAATGGAAAAACAAGTACAGGTAGAATTAACTCAAGACCCTAATCTAAGGGGAGGAGCACATAAATCATCATTTGAAGATTAATATGAAATTACAAGAAATAATAGACCACGCAGTGGCCAACAATTTAGGTAAAAAAGAAGATAATATAGATTATTTAACAATAGAATGTACCCATGAAGAGTATAAAACTTTTGCAAGAGAAATAGAAAATAATACAACGCCATATAAACCAATGAATGGTGTAGAACCCATTTACAAATTGCCGCCTGGAACATTCTATAGATTTCAAAATTACAATGGAGTATACCTAGAGATTATAGTAAATAAAGACTTAAAGAATTGGAAAATTAGATAATGCTTACACAAGAAGATATATTAGCTTTTACTGAAGTACGTAGGCACTTTGAAGAGTACAAAACATATTGTCCTTTTCCTGAATCACGTACACCAAACTCTCGCTGGATGCAATTCTGGCAAAGAGAACAAGAGCGTATATTAAAAGGTTACGAATATTTACCTAACAAATTCATTACAGGAGAACTATACTATTATTTCAATTATAGTATAATGGACAAAACTGTAGAGAAAGATGGTATTACCTATACTCTTATGGGTGCTCCTGATACATGGGACGGAACTATTGAAGTAGATACATATTATCAGGAAGCAAAGAAGAACAAAAGAGATTGCTTTATATTAAAAGGTCGTAGGAAAGGTTTATCATATTATGCAGCTAGCTGTGCATCAAGGTTATACCATTTTGTAAGGAATAGTAATACATATGTAATAGCAGCAACCAAGCAATACATCTTAGGAGCTGACTCTACTATGACTAAGATATTTCAGAATGTTGACCACATGTCTGAACATACACCTTTTGGTAAACTACGTCAAAAGATAAATAAAGCTGACCACATAAGGGCAAGTTACTTAGAAAATGTAAATGGACAGATAATAGAAAAAGGGTATAAATCTAACATTGCAGCAGTAGTACTTGATGATCCACAGAAACTAAGGGGTAAGAAAGGACAATTGATCATTGTAGAGGAAGCAGGTTCATTTCCTAACTTACTTGATGCAATACCTATCATACGTAAATGTATTTTGGAAGGTACTCTAAAGATAGGAACCATATTAGCTTTTGGTACAGGTGGTGATGAAGGCCCAGGATTTGCAGCAATGGAAACTGTATTCTACAAACCTGATGCATACGGATTTCACGCAATAAAGAATGTATGGGAAGAATCTAAATCTTCTCAACCGTGTTGTTTCTTCTTTCCTGCGTACAAAAATTATCTTGGTTTTATAGATGACTGTGGAAATTCAAAAGAAACAGAGGCAAGGGATTACATACTTAACCAAAGGGCAGAAAAGAAAAAATTAGGTGTAGATAATAAGACACTGCTTAAAATGGCAGCTGAAGATCCAATTACACCTGAAGAAGCAATGCTTCGTACAAAGGGAACTTACTTTCCGATAACTGAAGCAAAGAAAAGACTTTCAGAACTATTCAATGATAAAGAATTAGGAAAGCATAATGTTGGTAGATTAGAGTATAATGAAGATAAAGTAATTAAATGGACTGATGTACAAGATGCTCAACCTCAAAGAGATTGGCCTATATTAGACCCTACCATAAATTACATAGAAGTATTTGAACTACCTCAACAGGATAAGAATACAATGGTTGTACCACGCAACAGGTACATAGGAGGTATTGACCCTTACAATCAAGATCAGACAACAAACTCTGAATCAGTTGGTTGTATGTTTATAATGGACTTATGGACTGACAGGATTGTATGTGAGTATACAGCACGTCCTGAAAGAGCAGAAGATTTCTATGAAACTTGCAGAAGAATATTGGTGTGGTACAATGCAACAGCAATGTATGAAGCTTCAGTAACTCTGATGTACAAGTTCTTTGAAAGGAAACAACAACTATACTTGCTAGCTGATACTCCAAGCTACTTACGAGATAGAAATACTTGGAGAGAAGGATTGGATACTTCAAAAGGTATAAAGCCAACTGAAGATGTAAACAAAAGAGGAAGAGAATCACAAAAAACCTGGATGTTAGCTGACTTAGATTTAACTACAGGCTCCAAAAAGATAGATTCAATAAGATCTGTGGGTTACTTAAAAGAAGTTATAAACTGGAATAAGGATGGTAACTTTGATAGAGTATCCGCAATGAACATGTTATTTTTGTACAGGGAAGACCTTACAGATGATGTTGCAGAAGAAAGGAAAAAGCCCAAGTCAAATAAATTTGGTAACTTTTTTACTAAGTTTAAAGTACAAAGGAAGTTAACAGACATTTTCGATAAAGAAGATTTTGAAACATTTGAGAAATACAGATAAATGTTAGGACAAGTAAAATTACTCCCAGACCAGATGGTGTCTGATGAAAAGAAGGCTACTAAAGAATGGCAGAAGAATAACATGGATGCTTTTGAAAACATCATTATGTTTGAGAATCGTCAATTACGCCCAACTCTTTATAATAAGTTCAACAACTATAATCTAAAAAGAGGAGTAATAAACCAAGCAGATTTTGAGAAGATACTAGACCCACATGGGCTAGGATTAAATTCTTTTCCTGCAAGGCTAGAACACATGGGCTTTGGTAATGCCAAAATAGACCTATTAGTAGGTGAGCACATGAACCGTAGGTTTGATTGGAGAGTTACCTTAAGTAATAATGATGCTGAAGGTATCTCAGGAAAAGAACAAAGAATGATGGGTAGGGTAAAGCAAGAACTTGTAGATATGTTACAAGGTAACCTACCTGAAGAAGAAGCTCAAGCAAGATTACAAAGGCTTTCTGATTACATGAACTATGAATGGCAAGATGTAGCAGAGTCAGGAGCTCAAAAGATATTAAAGTATTATTACAAACAACAAGATTTAGATACAATATTTAACAGGGCATTTGAAGATGCGCTGATTGCAGGTGAACAGATAGTATTTACAGAAGCATTAGGTAAAGAACTTTTCATAAGAAAAGGAGACCCAACAAAAATCTTTACCATAATGTCAGCTGAATCCATTGATGAATCAGGACTTGAGGCACTAGTAGAGGTAAGTTACCAAACAGTATCAAATGTATTAGACAATTTCCACGCCTACTTAGATACAGAAGCCATTGCTAAACTACAAGCCTTTAAAGGTATCTCGCCTTTTGGTGGTACATCTGGTTGGACTTACCCTACTTATGGCCCTGTAGGTGAATTAGCTATACCTGATAATTCTATTACAGCTTCAGGTATATTCCCTGTATCTGAATTAGAAAGAACACTATTTGCAACTAACATAGATGTAAATGGTAACATGCGTGTTGTACATTGCTTGTGGAAATCAAAAAGAAAAGTAAAACTACTTAAGTCTTTCAACGAAGAAACAGGACTGGAAGAAGAAAAGTATGTACACCAAAAGTACAAACCTAATAAACTAGTAGGTGAAGAGATAGTAAAAGAAATGTGGGTAAATGAATGGTGGAGAGGTTTTAAGATTGGCTACGATATATACGTAAAGATAGAACCTGTACCATTCCTTTCTACATCTTTAGATAATATCTCACGTCAAGAGCCTCCTGTTACTATACAGATATATAATACAAATACTTCAAAGGCACAAAGCCTTATGGATATTTGTAAACCTTTTGATTATATGTTAGATGTACTCTATTTCAAGAAGAAACATTTAACTTCCTTAATGTTACCTGACATGTTGGTATTTCCTACTTCAATGATGCCTGATAACATGAATCTTGAAGAGTTTATCAATTACATGCAGACTACTGCTACCATACCTCTTGACCCTACTGCTGAAATAGACAATGGAGCATTGGCAGGTAAAGCAGCAGGACAAATAAACAATACAGTAGGAGCTAACATCATTTCAGCAGCTCAGAATGGCCCACTTTCAGTTATAGGTAATCTTATAGATACCACACTACAAAGTATGGATCAAGTAACTGGTATAACTCAACAAAGACAAGGAGCTATACAGAATAGAGAATTAGTAGGTAACGTAGAAAGATCTGTAACTCAGTCTTCTCATATAACTGAAAAATGGTTCAGGTTGAATGACAAGTTTAAATTACGTACTTTACGTAAAGTAATGAATATCTCTATACAGCAATTCAAAGAGAACCCCAAGAAGTTTCAGTATATCCTAGACGACTTAACTACATTAGTTTTAACTGATGAAGAACTTACAGCTATACAAGCTTCAGAATTTGACTTACATGTAACTAATTCTTCTAACGATGCAGTAATAATGCAGAAAATTGAAGGCTTATTCCAAGTTGCAATGCAAAATGGTACAGCCACTCTTTCTGATGTATTGGAGATTTACCAAAATGAATCTATATCTAATGCAACAGCCAAACTTAAGTTACGTGAAAAACAACGTGAAGAGAAAGCAGCTGAAGCACAGAAACAAGAACAACAGATAAGACAACAATTAGAGCAGTCAGCACAAGAAATAGAAGATAGAAAAGTAAGGTTAGAAGCTGCACGCCTAGAACTAGAAAGGTATAAGATAGATACAGACAGAGAAACTAAACTGGAAGTAGCTCAACTACAAGCTCAATCATTTGATCCTGAGTCC